ATGATCTAAATATCCCTGAAAACGTTAGCGTAAGTCATGACTAAGGACGATCAGGTCATAATCGGTCAACTACCTAACGACCTAGGCTCAGATCGGCTGCTATCGGTTTTGCCACCGTTATCAGCTGCCACTTATGGCTCACCGACCCCTAGAATCCACACTCCATTGAACGATTTACCGTCCAGGGGCTTCGATTTGATCGATTTAGCTGCGGATATACTTCCAGATGGTCTAATGCCATGGCAAAAGTTCGCGCTAGAGCATACGCACAAATACAAACCCGACGGGAGATGGGCTACTCCGACTAATTGTATTGTCGTAGCTCGGCAAAATGGCAAGTCATTTTTACAGCAAATCCGTATCTTAGGCGGGTTATTTTTATGGGACGAGCCGTTACAAATCGGATCAGCTCACAGATTAGCCACATCGCTGGAGCAATTTCGGCAGCTGGTCAACCTAATCGAGAGCTCGGAAATGCTATCCAAGCGCGTACAGCGTATCCGCTGGTCTCATGGCTCAGAGGAAATGGAAGTCAAAGGTACGACTGGGCAAATCAATCGATTTATCGTAAAGGCTGGCGGTTCGGCTGCTCGAGGCGTTTCAGCGCCATCGGCAATTCACTTAGACGAGCTTCGAGAGATGAAAGATTTAGAATCTTACGCGTCGCTTCGATATACCTTGATGGCTGCGAAAAATCCAATGATTATGAGCTACACAAACGCGGGCGATTCGCACTCGGTCGTTTTAAATGCGTTTCGAGAGCGTGGGCTTGCGGCTGCGGCTGGAGCTGACGACGACATCGGGTATTTTGAGTGGAGCGCACCGACCGACGATATTCAGCTCGAATCTAATTGGCTTGCTGCCAATCCTGCGATCGGTCACACGATTAACATCGACAACATACAGGCGGTTCTTAATGATCCGCCCGAGGTCGTACAAACCGAAGTCTTATGCCGATGGGTTCAAACCATCTCAAGCATTATCGGAGCTAACGAGTGGAATAATTGCCACGATGAAAGCGTCGATCTCGATCCTGAGAAGTTGACATGGCTTGCGCTGGATATTTCACCGGATCGCAAATTTTGCGCGTTAGTTGGAGCTCAGAAATTAGGCGACGAACGGTTCGTCGTGAAGCTACTCCATACTTGGGAGAATTCCGTCCAGCTTGACGATCGAGAGATTGCTAATGAAGCGGCTAAGTATTGCCGAAAGTATCCGCTGGAGTATTTGCTTTACAGCCGTCGAACTAGCGGCGCGGTAGCGGCTAGATTCCAGCCCGCGGGTATTCCGATTTTTGACATGGACTCGGTTTATCCACAAAGCTGCGACGAATTACTGGGTGCGATCAACTCGGGACGATTACGCCATCGAGGACAAAGCGATTTAACTAAACAGATTCTTTCGGCTGTCCAATTAAAGCGCGGCGATGGTGGCTGGGTTATTGGGCGTCGAGCTTCGCAAGCTGCGGTCTGTGCTGCGGTAGCGACCGCGCTAGTTACACACTTCGCGACACGCCCAGAGATGGACTTCGATATTATGACGGGTTAGTGCTATACGGCTGAGAGAATTCGCGCATGGGTATTCGTGATTTGTTTGCGTCAAAGGTAGAAGCGGTAGCGCCGTTACAAGGTAACGACATCGAAGCTTCATATTTACCTGTCCCAACAACAGATTCGCTTTTTACCTTTAACGGCGGCGTACTTACCGCGACGCGTGAAGAAGCTATGAGTATTCCTACGATCGCTCGTGCTCGCGGGATTATCTGTTCGTCCATCGCTTCGATCGGATTACAACTCCGGGACAATACGACGGGGCTCGAAGTGCCAGCGCCCCGCGTTATTCGTGATCCCGATCCACGCGTCACCGGTAGCACGACTTACGTCTGGACAGCTGAGGATTTATTATTTTACGGCTTCGCATATTGGCAAATTACAGAATTATTCGCCGACACCATGCGCGTTCGTTCGGTACAAAGAATCGCACCGACTCGCGTCGGATATTTTTTAAACAATAACGGAACAGAGATTGACCATTACACAATCGACGGAAAACAAATTCCCGATTCTGGCGTGGGTTCGATGGTCGTTTTTTATGGTAACGACGAAGGATTATTAAATCGTGCGGGTCGTACAATTCGCACCGGAGCGGAACTAGAGCGAGCAGCTGCGAACTATGCGCGTGAGCCGATTCCGTCGATGGTATTAAAATCAAACGGAACAGCGCTACCAGCTGATCGAATTGCGAAGCTGCTCGAGTCATGGGGCGTTTCACGTCGTAATCGTTCAACCGCGTTTTTAAATGCTGACGTTGAATTACAAACAGTCGGCTTCGATCCTGAGAAGTTACAGCTGTCAAGTGCGCGTTCCTACATCGCGACCGAACTGGCTCGCGCGATTGGTATTCCGGCATTTTACGTTGACGCCGAAACTGGATCGAGCATGACTTACTCAAACGCAAACGTTACTCGTAAAACTTTGCTTGATTTTTCTTTGATTCCGCTAATGACTTCAATTTCCGAACGGCTATCTATGCCGGACTTCGTTCCAAGTTCGCAATCCGTACATTTCCGCTTAGAGGATTACTTACGCGGCAGCGAAGCCGAGCGCGTCGGAATTTACAAAACTTTATTTGATATTGGCGCGATTAGCGTCGATGAAATCCGACAAGCTGAGGACATGATTAAATGAAACTAAATATGCCGCTAACAATTACGTCAGCCGATAGCGAATCTCGCACAATTACCGGACGCGTCGTAACGTGGAACGAAACAGGATCAACGTCCGCCGGACTTACGACGTTTAAGCCAGAATCTATCGCGACTAAGAACGTAAAACTTTTACTAGAACACGATCGCACTCGACCAATCGGAAAGGTTTTATCTATGACCGCAACCGAACAGGGAATCGACGCGACATTTAAGATCGCGGAAACAACAGCCGGCAACGACGCATTAGTAGAAGCTGCGACGGGTTTGCGCGATGGTTTTAGTGTAGGAGTTAAAGTTAACGCGCACGATTTCGTCGATGGAGTCCTAGTCGTTGCTAAAGGATCTCTCGATGAAGTGTCATTAGTTTCAGATCCAGCCATCGACAGCGCTCGCGTTTCAAGCGTAGCTGCGAGCGAAACAGAAACCGACGAGGAAGTCGAATCAACAGATGAGAATTCTGATTCCGAACTAGATGAGGAAACAGAGGAAACAAATCCAACAACAGAAGGAGAACAAGTGTCAGACACTACCGTTCCAGAAAGCGCCGCTGCCGAAACGGTAGAAGCGTCTAAGCACGTCCCTATGGCGTACACCGCGCCACGTTCACCTATTGTCGATAAGGTTTCTTATTTACAGTATTCACTTAAGGCGTCAGTTTTACACGATGAGGACGCCCGCCAATATGTCAAGGCTGCCGATAACACAACATCAACAGCTCCGGGCATGGTTCCAACACCTCAAAGCCGCACAGTAATCAACGCACTAGCTAACGCAGATCGCGGCATGATCGACGCCCTATCTCGCGAAGCGCTAAGTGCTACTGGCATGACTTTCGAATTGCCAAAAGTTACAGCTGTCCCAACCGTTGCGAACATCGCGGAAAATACAGCTATAACAGAGTCAAGCCTAAGCGCAACTTATATTTCGGTTCCTGTTCAGAGCTTCAAGGGTCGCGCAATTTCTACAATCGAGCTGATTGATCGCTCGGATCCGAGTTACCTGACAGCCCTCTTACAGAACCTTGAGTTCGCATACGCTAAAGTCACAGACGAATTCGCAACAGGTACAATCGTCGGCGCTGGTCAATCAACAGGCGTTAACGCTAATACAGCTGCGGGATTCCTTGCTTACACTTCACAAGCTGCGGGTGCTGTTTATTCATCATCACTTGGCTTCGCTCGTAACCTTGTAGTTAGCCCGGGACAATGGACTAACATCATGGGTTATAACGACAATGGCGCACCGCTATATAACGCAGCTCAGCCATCAAACGCAGCTGGAAACGTTCGCGGCGATTCACTTCGCGGCGTAGTTTCACCGGGTCTAAATCTATTCGTTTCACGTTCAATCGGAAACGCTGGAGCAACCACATCAACAGGCGACAACTCAATGGTAGTTATCAACCCTGACGCGTGGACATGGTACGAAAGCCCACGTTTTGAGCTTCGCACCAACATCAACAGCGACGGAACCGTCGATATTCTTTACTACGGTTACGCAGCTATCGCGCCAAAGATTCCGTTCGGCGCTTGCTGGAACCAGAACTAAAGATAAATAATCATCGGTCGTTTCGCTCCCGAGGCGACCGAGCAGAATCTAGAGAGGATCGCTAATGCCAATTATTACCGCGGACGAGCTTCGCGCTGTTTTAGGCGTTAGCGATTCTCTTTACCCCGACGCGTATCTCGATCTAATGATCGCCAGCGCCGAGGGCGCTATTTTGCCGTTGCTAACTGGTTATCAATCAGCTATTACAGGGATCGAAGTCAAAGATGGCATGGCGTTTTACACGACTCAACGAATTAACTATTTTGTACCTGGTCAAGCTGTAATCATTTCGGGCTGCGGAGCTGCGTTTGATCTAACTGTCACAGTTAACGATCACAGAATTGCGCCGTACATATTCACCACAGCTACAGTCGCACCAGATCAAATTTTTACACCTAAGATTCCCGCTGGTTTAGCGGTACTAAACGGCTCAACAGCTGAGGATTTATACTCAGGCGTAGCGCCCGTAAAGTCGGCGCTATTGGTCGTTTCGGTTGAGGTATTTCAGTCGATCACAGCTCCAGGTAATACTTCGGCTCAGGTTGATTTCAACCCATCGCCGTTCGTACTCGGTCGTTCACTTCAAAATCGTGTTATTGGTTTATTAGCTCCGTTTATCGACGTCGAAACTATGGGTCAATAATGCCAACAAGTATTCAGGCTAATGTTCGTGCGCCACTAGCGACCGCTCTCGCTGGCGTAACTGCGTCGGTCTATGAGTCAGTACCCGAGGCGGTTATTCCGCCCGCTGCGATCATCGTGCCGGGTACTCCGTATTTGGAGACGACCCTAATTAGCAGCGCAATCCAATTAAAAGTAAATTTCACAATCTCAGCCGCCGTCGCGTATAACAATAACGCGGGCGCTCTCGATAATCTCGAGAAGTTAGTCATACAGATTCTCGCGGCTATTCCGTCGGGATATATCGTCGGCGACGTATCGCGTCCGTCGATTATTGCGTTAGGTTCGAGTAATT